ATGAACAGAAAAACACCTAAAACTACTGATGGTTTAATGAGACATATAAGAGACAATAAAGGTATCCAAATAAATGGTAGCACGGAAAAAAACCAGTTACGAAACATCGGCTATTTTCATGGATTCAAAGGGTATAATTTCTTTTTAAACAAAGAAGAAGAACTTAATTTTGAAAAATTCAGCGAATTACACGCTTTATACAGTTTTGATACAGAAATTAAAAACCTTTTCTATAAACACGTTATGTTCTGTGAAACGGCTATTAAAAATAGATTGCTAGAAATAGTTTGTGTAAACTCTGGCTTTGATTTAGATAGTTTATTTCAAAAATCATTAACATATTATAAAAGTTATAGTCCCGGTAGTTCAAAATATAAAAAACATTTAAAAAATACTACTAGACTAAGAAGAGATATTTACGACATGATCCATGAACATTGTAATTCAAAACCTTACATTTATCATTACATACATCAAGATAGAACCGTGCCACTATATGCCGTATTTGAATTATTCACTTTAGGAAATCTGGTATTTTTCACTCGTTGCATGTCCCAAAATTTAAATATAGAAGCTCAAAAACAACTAAAATTATACTCCCCAGCATTTGATCAAAGTAAAGATATACTAGGTGACATCATTGATTGTATGAAAGGCTTAAGAAATGCTATAGCTCACAATGGTGTACTTTATGACTGTAGATTTAAAACTGGAGAGACAAGTAATAGATTAAAAGAATATTTAGCAGTAAAAATGGATATACACAATTTAGATTTCGACAGAATAATTGATTATCTCATTTTATTAATTCTAATTTGTTCTGGTCTCTCTTATTCTAAAGCAGAACTCCAAAGAATTATAAGGCAATTCGAACAAAACCTTGATTTTTTACGATCAAAGATAAGCGAGTCGACTTATGATAAAATTATAGGCGTTCGAGCAAGACCTAAATTAAGAAGTTTAAAGAACTTTATCAATAACCTTGATTTTTATCTAAAAACAGATTAATATTATACATAAATAGCGGTGCATATCTGCGGAATGCACTTGAGGTTAACTGTTACTGACGGTTGCCTCTTTTTTTATGCATCTAAATTCATATTATTTTTGCAATATAAACATATCTTTGTGCAAATTCCGAACACAAAACATTCACATCCTCTTTTTTGCCCTTCATCTTTTATCCCAAAACACAAAAACAACCCCATAAGCCTATGCTTACGGGGTTTTACAATAAACTAAATATTATTGTTCTTCTTTTATATACTGCTATTTTATGAATAATCATTAGTGTTCAAAAAGCTGTTAAATCAATGTTTCATACTCATATTGTTCATTTTGAAAGTCTATGAACATTCACACTATTTCGTAACTTTGCGAACTTTTTGCGAACATACTACCCTTGCCCCTAGTTTCACAATTACACCTTTTTTCGCCTTTATAACAACCACACTCCTAGATCAATAGGTTGTAAGGTTTGAGCATTTTATAATTAACATAAAAATAGACAAGTACCGAAGTACCTGCCTTATTTCTAAATCCACAGGAATTCATTAATATAATAATTATAATTGTAACTTAATTAATGTCTATTATAGTTATATATAATAGAAGCAAAACCTAAAATGACTATAAAAGCTATCAAAACATAAACTGAAAAATTATCAGTTCTAATATAAAACTTAAAAAGTAAGAACATTACAAAAGCAACTATAAAATAGACAGGAATAAACGACTTTCGCCAAAGTATAGAGTTTTTCATGAATTCACTCTCCTATCAACCGAAACATGACGCTGCGGCACCTGTGGCACCACCAGAAACCCCACCAATAATAGCACCTGCAACAGTTCCTAAACCTGGTATAACTGAAGCTGCACTAGCACCGCCTAGCCCACCAGTGCCAGCGCCTCCAACTGTTCCTAGACCACATTTAACCCAGTTAGTTTTTCTCTCTTGACTAGATTTAATTACTTGAACATCAAATCCATCTTTAACCTTTTTATAAACCAAAACAACATCGTTACCTTTTTTATCTTTAGCATTAGTTGGCATCACTTTTGACGTTTTTCCATCAGATAATGTTAACTTACCATTTTTGTCAACAGTCCCTTTAATACCCTTTTCAAATGAAAGATGCAAGGTACTTTCATTTTTTTGATTCAGTTTCCCGATATTATCACTTTTTTGTTCAGCATGAGCGTTGTCATCCATTACAAGAGAAGATCCTGCTATTGATCCCATAACTACGACTGTACTTAATAATACTTTTGATAACATTTGCTGTTTCATAATAAAAACTCCTTTTAAAATTTTTACATTTTAATTTTATCAGTTCTTACTATAACGCTTTACCAAAATTTCTTAAGTGCAATAAAATCATTCCTAATTGTAAAAAATGGCGTGTGTCTAAAATTTTATAGTAAAAATATAATTATTTAATCCATATTTATATTGCTTTCTCGCTATCTCCTCCGAACGTTGTGCTTGTTCCATTTGTGATTGAAGTTGTGCGTTTTCTTCATCGCGTTGTTTGAGTTGGCGCTTAAATTCTTCACGTTCTTTATTGGTCATTTCGTATGGTGTTTTCATCTCTCCTGAAGACGTTTGTTGTTTTTCTTCTCGATGCTCTACTGGAATAGTTGCTATCTGATAAAGCGCTTTAAGTCCTAAATTTGCGCTCGAGTGCAATTTTGATTGTTCATTTGCAACTTTGATAAACCTGCTAGCTTGGTACTTATCTAACCCAACTTTTTCAAGCCACTTACCAAATTCTCCGTGTGCTAAGTCATTTTTTCACATGTTTTAGTCTACGACCAATCTCGAATATCGATTGACCAGCGATGTTTGAAGTCGTATTTCACGACGTCACACTTACGATTAGCATATCTAGTTACAGAATCTTATCCCCCACTGCAACACAGGGCGTTTCTCAGCGTCTTAAAATAAAAAAACGCCACTCGTAAGTGACATTAAAAAATATCTTTTATAACATATCCAGTATTTTTGTTTGATCTGGAAAATTCATTTTTGTATATAGGTCATCTATAGTAATTGTATAGAAAGAATGTGAATAATTACTTATTAGTTTATCCATATTTTTCACCAATTTTATGTAATCATGTTTATTCAAAAATAGACATAGTGAAATCAACAAATCGAATACATAACTACCATTCATTGTAGGAACGTATTCTTTATCGTATATTTTGTTATAATTGGCGAATATATTAGCTCTACTTTTAGCCCTGTCTATTTTATAATCATACAATCTTTCTTCATGCGCACACACGTTACGAAACATATGTGCTTGTTGTAGTATACTGTCTACATCTGATGGAGTTATTTGAACACGTGTTTTATAATCTCTTTCCAATTTCCTTTTATAGTCTTTAGCAACTTCCAATCGAAGATCATCATCCAAATTGGAATACATTTTTGAAACATTACCTAAAGTTAAATAATTCACCAATATCCATAGTGGCACTCCATTATGAGTATTAATATAATGTTTTAATGGTTTATTTTTTCTATTACTCATAACCGAGCTAAATGTAGCAACCATTTTCACGATGCTATCTGTCTTACTTGTGTCAGATGAATAATTTTTAAAGTATAAATATGAATGTGGTTCTCTATATTTTTCGCTAAAATAATATGAAATTCTTGATTTAATATGAGTTTCAAATACTAACAAATACTCTAATAAAACATTCCTAAATTTTCTATCTAGTTTGTATAAAGAAAAGACTTCTTTAAAATGAGTACCTTGCTTATATTTATCAGGAACCAAAAAATTACCATTAACATCTAGTTCTAAAAATAAATCTTTATAACCATTTATGATATTATAATAATTTTCATTTTCTAAATCTCTTTTAGCACTACTCGGTACTTCCATTCCTCTTCTTCTTAGAATTTTCAATTGTTTATTATGACTTTCAAATGGCTTCATAAATTTACCCCTATAAAAGTAGCCATAACCCGAATAGAGTTATGGCTAGATCGTTATATATATAATACATTTAATTTTATCGGTTGTAAATAAATAAGAAATAACAAAAAGAGATATTTTACACAATTACCTCCTTTATTTTATTGCTACTCCTCAAACCCACCAATATTATCAATAAACACTGGTGTTGTTACATTTAAGTCTACTTTCTCAGTAAATAAGCTATGGTATCAAACTAATTAGTATTAATTTATAAATAGCATAGCTTCATTTTCTTCAATCCTCTAACGGTATATCATCCACAATCACAGTATGGTTAGGATTAGCGTTAGATACATCTTTTACAGTTTTATCTAATTCCTCATCGTCTCCGTCCCATTCACCAATGTTAATGAATATAGGAACATCCCCGTTGATATCATGCTTATCTGTAAATAACTTATGGTATTTACCCAACATATCACGAGCTTTTAAACGATCACTTGGCTTAATTGGCACCTCTATCAGTTCAACATGTTCATTATAGACTAACTGTACTTTGCCACTTTGTGGATTCTCTTTATATTCCCCACGCTTGACCACAACTTCTTTCGTTTCTGTTTCGTCACCGACTGCCGCATTCGTAAGCACATGTAGTAACTCTTTTGCAGTTAATACATTCTCATCTATAATCTTATCTTTTTGTTCTTGTATATATTGCTTGATGTGTGGCTTCTTTAATAACCTACACCCTGTCACATGTGCACTATTTACGCTATAACCTGCTTTTATGGCACTTTGTGTCACATTAAGTGTTCTTATATACTCATTCACAAAACGCGCTTGCTTTGCCGTTAACTCACTCATTCTATCACCTCCACAATTTTATCTAATAAGGTTTCATACCATAATCTTACAGATTGTTCTGAACACTCTAAGACACTACTAATATCTTTATAACTACGTCCTTGTATTAAAGAATCGAAAATATAAAACTCTTTATCATTAGCTACTTGGTCAACAATCATTTCTAAGTGATTCTTTACAATATGATCATCAATGTTATCGTCTGCCATCCATTCATTAGAATTTTCATCACCTATTGAAAAGAATTCATCGGTATTTATTTCATCATCTATCAACACATCACTTCTAGTTCGCTCATGATAATCACAAACGAAGTCTTTTATTTGCTGTTTATCCATTGTTACACCACTTTTACATGTGAAGATTGATGATAAGCATTTACTCGTGCAATCTTGCTATTTTCAATTGCTGTATTTCTTTGTTTTTGACGTTCTGAACGTTGTTTAATACTTGCTTGATACAAATCAACCTGTAAGCGTTCAATGACGCTGTATGGCTTATATCGTCCATTTGAACGCATATATTTTACAACTTGCTTCTGCTCTTTTTCTGTATAATGATTTAGTACCGTTTTCAACAACACCATATTACTTATAGATCGATTTTTATAGTTTTGTAATCCTGCTTTTGTTTCAATAATTTTGATAACTAGTTTTTCAATTGGATATGAGACAGAGACGACCCCCATCATTTCATCACATGTTGTGGTCGACGCACTCATATGGTACATACTTTCAATTTGGAATTCACACATCCTAATTTTTTTATTAATAAAAGTTGGGTTAAATTGCGTTAATAGTTGATACTCAGATAGTTTATTGTCGCCATTACGATAATATAAACAATTCTTCGTTTTAAGCAGTTTCATTTATTCACCCCTATAAACAGAGCCTACCCGAATTGGATAGGCAATCATTGCTATTTAATAATCCTGTTTTGCTTAGCTAAATTTTGTAGCGTTGTACCATATTGCTTTTGCTTAGACTGTTCTGATTGTTGTAACTCACTTGAAATCTCCTGCATATTGTTTTTAATATCCAAATCAACTGCATTTATTAATAGATTTGTATCTTCTTCATTTAAACCAAATGCATTTGCGACTTTTTTAGTATTATTTAACTCGTATTTTGTTTCCATTTAATTACCCTTTCTTTTTAACGTTTTAAAAAACAACTTGTTATTGTGTTCGTATGGCAAATCATTACCATTAATATATGATGTAAATATATTTTCTCTAAAGTAGCCATTCAATGCTTCCCTAGCCTCTTTATCATCATATAATTGTTCTTGACTATAAATACTCGCATATTGCTGATGCTCATCTTCATATCTATCATTAATATCTTCTATTTCATCAATGATCTCATTATATGCATCGACTACCTTTTTTAATTTACCTAAAGCTGATTGCTTTTCTGATTCATATAATGATGACAACTCGCTTTGATGTTTTAATAACTCAATTGTCTTTTGATATTTAACTTCTTTCGACACACTTTTCTTTGTCTCTAAGCGTTTATTAAGTGCTTTTAGTTTCTTTTCATCAGCATCTGTTGCTTGATATAGGTTATCTGCCTTGTCATCTTGTCCATCCATGATTAACTGTTTGTATGTGGACTTATCTAACTTTATTTTACTTTCCAATGCATTACGCTCTTGTTCCAATTCTTGTATAGCCTTTTGTTGATCTATTACAAATTGGTTGTATTCTTTAAAGTACGATTCAGTTTTCATTTTTATCCCCTTTACACTTTAATTCGTTTCAAAGCTTCATAGCGTTTCATACTGCCATCAGCTAATTTCTTAATATTTCTCATCGCTTGTTGCTTTTCTTGTTCTGTCGTAATGATGTAATAACCACGTTCACTAGGTTTATAACTGCATCCGATAGGATAGCCATAATCATATACTAATGAATTGATTACTCTTCGTAACCATCGTTCATTGCTTGAATTATATTCATATCCCAATTGATTTAAGATTTTAGTTTTAGTAATATATTTATTGGACGTATTTTTTATCACATTGAAAACTTGCAGGTGTTCGGTGGGTAAATGATACGTCTCTTTTTCTGCGATACTTTGCATTTCTACACCTCTTTCTTTTAATTATTTCATACCTAAATTATACCATTTTCACTGACCTAAAACAAACTTACGTTCGCTTTATAGCACGCTTTGTCAGTTGTTTAGCCTATCTCATATAACACTTATAAAACAACATTATAAAATTAATAAGGAGCCTTTTAGATCATTCAAATACAGAACTTAAGTTCGATAAAACAGAGCGAACAAATTACGAACAAACTTAACTTTTAGGCCTATACCAAAAACACAAACTTTAGCTTGTATTAGCGTTAACAAAGTTCGCACACCTTGCACAAATCTTGCCATTTTTTCAATTCTCAAAGACTGTATACCTTCCGATTTTAAAAGCTAGCACCTTTATATAACCTTATTATTTTCAAAGCCATAAAATAGCTTAATATCAACGTTTTATACTTTTTTAAAGTTCTGTACCTCAACCATTTTAAACTGCTATACCTCGTATAAAATCATAGTATTTTATTAGGAGCCACACACTACATGTGACCCCTCATAACATTATTTACTCAAGCTATAGTAAGACGCTTTTAGATCATTCAATTTACGTTCTAAAGCCTTGTAATCCTCTTGTGTCGCATTCTCATCTTGTACAAACTCAGTTACTAATTTTAATCCCTCAACTAACTCTGGTGCTGGTTCATTGATTCCCGTAGCTAACTGATACAACATTTCAATATTCGCTATCACATCAGTATTACTCGATTGAATGCCCTCAAGTGTATCGGTATCAAATCCATTTTCTAGGTACTCAAACACATCACTATTATTTGATTCTGCATATGTTTGTAATCCATACATAAAATACTCATCTTCAAATAATTGACTGGCCATCATATCACTAATAGAAAGCTGTTTACCGTCATGTAATTCATAACCTACATAATGACCTTCTATACTTCTTATAAGCCCCTCAGTGTGCTTAGGTGACGCTAATTCAAATGATTGCCTTACTTTACAATCTTTAATATATACATGACCGAATAACTTCCCGTTCATCATCACATAAACCATATCAAACGGATCATTGTATAACTTAAAGCAATACGGTTGTACTTTACTATGTTCTAATAATCCAGTGTAGTACCTTAGTAACGTGCCTGCTCGTGTTTCAAATTGGTTTACGATAGTTTCTATGTTCATTTGATTTTCTCCTCTTTATTTATTCTTAATACCATAGGCACCCATGAGGGCATGTCCGTTTGTTGTCCATCTTCTGGATAACAAATTGCTAATGGTAAGTTAGGAACTCTACCATCCAACAAATAACGCATTACAAAACTACCTCTATACACTAAATCAAGTTGTTCACTTTTAACTAATTCAATCAGCGCAAACATTGTAATTTTGTTCCATCCACTCCAAAACACAATATTCTCATCCTTATCGTGTGTGACACTGGTTCTCCCTATATAGTCGTGATTCATTTCTTTAAACAAATCTTCTAACTGATATATCGGTATCTCCTTATATTCTTTTACATAATCGTATATATACTTTTTAAGTTGCTCTTTATCCATGTGTTACCTCCAATATTTTTAAATGGGAACTAGTCCCCGTTGAATTCCCGACTTAAAATACTTATCGGGAACTAGTCAAACCATTGATATATAAACTTTAAATAAACTTAGTTCCCGTTGTACCCGTTAAAAATTTTCTATCATATATGGTATAAAGCTAACAACATTTGTTCGTTTTCAAATAATAAATAATAATATTATTTATTGGGAACTTCGGGAACTATTAACTTTAATTGCTTGTGGTTAAAGTAGTCTTATAGTTCCCGTTTGTATGTTTTTCGCGGGAACTTATCGGGAACTTTGGGAACTATTTAATAATCTGAATAAGGATTATGAGAATTCGAGAAATCAAATCCTAATTCTTCAAGCATTTCTTTGTTTATAGCAAATCCTCTATACTTAATGTTTTTGTGACTCACCTTTTTTTGCAAGCGATCTTTTTCACCTTTAATTAAATATCCTTTTTTGCCCCATTGACCTGTTATAGTCTGCATTTCATGACCTAATTTATCGTGTACAGTTTGACCTAATATACATAAATAATCACGTTTATATATAGCTTTGATGTCACCATTTTTGACTGAACTATAGCCATCACCAGCGATATTATTTCTATTTGCATCTAAATATTGTAATAGTTCCTCTAACAGTTGCTTAGGTTTATCAATTGTCTTATTGTTTTTAACCATGCTGTCATAGGCTTGTTCAATAATTTTAAAATGGTCATGTTCAAACCCATCAATATCATTCAAAACCTCACCGGTAACTTGTAGTAACGCAAAGGCGCGTCCTAAACGTTGCATGATTTCGTTACTACCTTTTTGATTAAAATACCATTGATAGCTCTCAAAAGCGTTCTTATACACGTCTTTTTTTGACTCATATTGTTTAATAAATGCCATCCCTAACGTTCCATAGTTTTCCCTAAACGATTTGTCTAATGTGGTAAAATCAAAATTATCTGGATATGGTTGATCTTGTAATGTAACTACACGTGCTGCTACACCAGCTTTTTCATCAGCCATATTTGCGATAGATGATTCACCAGTAGAAATTAAAATATTTCGCCATTCTTTTTTAGCGTTTAGTGTTAAATTAATATTACTTCTTGATTTACTTTCACCACTAGAAAAGTTATATGTGGCACTGGTAACAAACTTAGGATGTGTATTACGTGTATCATCTTTAAACATTGGAAATGAGTTCAAAAATGATGCCATCGATTCAATACTATTTTGAGTAGAACTCCATGTCGTGATAAGGTCGCTCGTTCCCCAAACACTTGATACTAAGTTGAGTGTGAATGTTTTACCTGTAGATGTACTACCTGATATTTCTACAATAAAGGGCTGTAATCCAAATTCTCTTAATAAAACCGAACCTAAAGAGGCATATAACATAACCATTACCATTGGTAGATCTTTTATTTGACCGAACACTTTTTTAGAGTAACCTTCTAATGTTCCTTTGCTTTGAAAAGAGTCTATTAACTTTTGAAATCCTTTATCATTACTAAACAACTTGATATTGCTGTCTTTCATCACTTCTTGATAAGGATAAATAAAATAACCTTTCACATGCCCCAAACGCGTTGCAACTTTAACATTCAATGGTGGATTATACCGTTTAGATGCATTAATATAATCAACAAGTTTAGTAGATGTCGACGATGTTACATCCAGCTTTTTATTAACCAATTTCAAGAGTTGACGACTATCTGAAATTTCTTCGGCACTCACAGCTATATTTACTGGCGTTTTATTGTCATAGAAAAGCATATTAAAGCTGACTTCGTTACTCTCAATATCTTCAAAGCGTTCAGTGATTTGAGGGATTGTACTTGTGATAAAAACCTTTTTATCTGGCTCGCCTTCTTTTTTACTTGGTATAAGTTGATTTAAGGCAATACCGCATTGATGATGTTCAATTTCATAACCTTTTGGTATAATTTCTTGTAAGGCACTATCTTTTTTATTAATTTTTTCAATTTTATCAAGTACATCACTTTTACCTGTTTCCATACAAAGCCCCTTTCTAATTGTTATAGTGTTTATTTAATATCGATTGAAAAGTGGCGTTGATTTCTTGTTCTTTCATAGGTGGTTTACATGCGAATTGCCCCCATAGTAAAGCAAATGAATAAACAATATAATCATTAACGTGACATCTTAATAAATGCCCAACTAAGCTAGCTAGTGCATTGTTACGATTGCCTTCGGTTGTTCCAAAGCTTAACTCACGCCAGTACTCACTATCACGTCGCGTGTATCCTATGACATTAGGACTAGCATTTGATTGTTCATACTCCTTTAACCACTGTTCGAGCGTATCAACATCCATAATTGGACAGTCATTCACACGCTTAATAAATATGTGTCCTTTTTGAATAACTGGCAATGCAAAACATCTACTTGGCTGATATGAACCTTCATCCACTTTATGGCCAATTTTATTTGCTAATACTTTTGTATATTTACGATAATCATCTGCACTTATTCGCTCATTCAGAGGGATATACAGGCGTATTCTAGCTTGTTCAGTTGTATGGCTGAACGATGTATGCCAAAACCATGCAACATTGCTTAAAGCTGAGCTGATTGCTTCATGTAACTGCTTTAAATCATTTATTTCATCATAATCAAGTACAATCACATCTCTGTATATGACATTTTTATCGTTTCGATGCTTTTTGATAATTTCACCATGATCATTTGCACCGTCTTTAATATCACCATACACAGCAACACCACGTGCATACTTATAATTCGCTTCTATAGGTACAGACAGTTTATTAACCAACTTACTCCATTTAGGTTTTGAAAAGCTATTAAATGAACGTGAGTCTAAACTTTCATAATGTACCACTGAAACATGTGTGTCATATTCTAATTTAATTTCATTCATTTTTTGCACCTCTTAATGAAACAACAGAGCAAAGATGTTATAATAAGAATGTGTAATTTCTATATTACTCTGCTACTTTTATTGAATTCTTTGCGTCATCTGATTCTGTCGCCAAACTTACATCAGATGATGCTTTTTCTATTTCATGAAATTTTTGTATAAGTTCATCGAACTCTTTTAAATAAACCTGTAATAACTCAACTGTATGTTCATTTTGTATACGATGTTCTAAATAGCTAGCAGAAAAATTAATATGTTCCCGTTTTGTTTCTAATTCATTTTTTACAAATCTATCTTCAACAAACCAAGCATGTTTGGTAGCTACATCATTAATTTTTTGTTTTATCACTTCAATGTCACACATTAAATCTTTAATTTCCCAATTCATTTTTATTCTCCTTTCTCTAATTGAAAATTATTCTTTAATTCTTGTGCACACCATTTCATTATCAATTCTAAGTGCTTTTCACGACTGATCTCTGAAACCACTTCAATACCATTAACATATTCTGTGTGTTCGTAACTTTCCAAATTATTCATGACACTTAACTCAAGTTGATAAACCAAGTGTTCTATTACTTCTTTTTGTTCATTATTCATTTTCTAATCCTCCTGTTAAATTAAATCCATAAGTTACCATTATGCCGTATACACTAAAAGCGACATACATGTTAGATATTGCTAGTAATAAAATTGTTAACAATGAAACTAAGCAGATATAAGTTAAGTATATTTTCATTGCTTTACCTCCTACATCCATTTTTTATGACGCACCTTCATGTACTCCTCGAATCGCGGAATACTGATAACAATCAATGTTGATGATAGTGAATAATATAAATCATCAACACCTTTAGAATCTTTTTCCCATTCTTTTAAAATGCGATTCACCGAACTGTATGAAATTCCAAAAATACCAGCTAGTGCATTAGGTTTCGCAAACAACGGATTTACTACAACTTGCTTCGGTTCTGTAACTGTATTTTCTTTTGATGGAAAGTCTTGCAATTTTGTTCTAGACATTTATTTGACCCCCTCTTTTTCATTGATTCCAAAAAATTCGTTCAAAGTTACATCAAGGGATTTACACAATTTCGAAACAGTACTAAAACTTGGATTAATTTGTTTTTCGTGATACAACTCATGAATTGTAGTTCTAGAAACACCGGTATCTTCACTCAATTTTGTAGCTGTAATCCTTTTTCGCCCCATAATCATACTTAAATTATTTTTCATATTACCGCCTCCATTTGTAGGCTTTCATATTTTTAGGAATTGCCTACAAAAAGAATGTACCACGAATCATATTTCACAGTCAATACTTTTATTCTTTGGAATTAATCCCTATAATTGTTGTATAATGAAATAGAGGTGATTTTATGAAATTTGGAGATATATTAAAGGAATATAGAAAACAATTAAAGTTATCTGTAAATCAACTTTCTAAACTATCAAACGTATCAGTAGGCTATATTAGTAAACTTGAAAATAATAAAAGGAAATTCCCGACTACTAGAACATTGTTTTTATTATTACTAGGATTTAAAAACTCAAAAATAAATGATCAATCTAAATCAATACAAGATGTAGACAATGAAATCAAATATATTTTAAATGAGTTTATAAATGCTGAAGATAGCGAAATAAATAGTGAAGATCTGGAAAATTTATACAAAGATTTCAATACTTTCTATGAAGATTTGCATAAAAAAGTTGGAAATAAAGATGAAAGAAATAGAAAAAAGAATATATTTGTATATGAGGATGATAAGAAAAAGAAACACTCTGTTAATTTAGAAAGACCTATAAATGATATAGCTTTTCACCTTAAAGATAATGCAAATCAAAAATTTTATAACGGTGTAATGTTAAATGAATATGATAAAAATATGATAAATGAAATCATTAATTCGTTTTTAGTTACTAAATTATCGCAAGAACAAGTAGATTTAAACGAAGATATTGAACAGCTACAAAAAGATTTTAATGATTTCAGAAAAGAATCTATGTTAAATAAAAAACAATTAAAAATGTTTGCTATTCACAACAACATCCAATCACTTAAAGATAAATAATAAAATAAGAGTAAACAAAGGGGAAAATAATGAAATTTAACAAATGGATAAGGTGATACTAAATTTGGCGCACTCATATATGAACACCAAATACACCAAAACACAAAATAAACATGTTTTTTTCGATAAAAACTTTGAATTATTGCTCGCATAAGCGTTGCTGAATTCCAATTTTTTAAATACAAAAACGAATAAATGAGCTTTTTATTCAAAAAAATAACTTTCATTGGAGATATGTTATGAAATTCGATAAGTATAAGATTTAGGATTATTAGGGTATTTTTTTGTTCAAATTACCTTTTAAATTCGAAAGTTTAGTAATTATTGTCTTTATCATTATATTGCTAATAGCCATCATTAATACTTTATACATATTAAATATCTCAATGAAAAAATACGACCATCTAAAAAACTACAGAGAAAAAAGCGACGAAGATGACAAGGAGGGATGACAAATGTGGGTTCGTGAAATCACCAAAAACAATAGTACGGCCTATCGCTATTTAGAGCGCTATACAGACCCTTTAACTGGCAAGTATAAAACAGTATCAGTTACACGTAACAAGAATAATGTACGTAGCCAAAAGGACGCTCAATTAGAATTAAATAAAATAATTGAACAACGTTTGAAACATTACAGTACGAAACAACTTGAAAACTTAACGTTCCATGATGCGTGCGATGAATGGTTAGAGCATTACAAGACACATTCAGGCTCAAAACCAACCACTATTAAAGAAAAGAAAAGTAATGCTAATACAGTCAAAAATGCTATTGATAGCAAAGTACTCATCAGCAAGATTACGCACACCTACTTACAAAACATCATTAATGAATGGGCTAAATCACATAGTATTGGCCATGTTCAATCTCTTGTTATTGTTATTCGTTCCGTTTTCAAATATGCGTTTAAATATTATGATCTGCACGATATTAGTGTGTTAGATAAAATAGATATACCTAAGAAAGCCCAAACCAGAAACGAGTTTCAAGCTAAACGTAATAACTATTTAGAAGATAGCGAAGTAAAGGAGTTACTAGAGTGCTTCGACTATCTAATTAAACATAAGCGTCATGCTACGCGTAAACGTAACTATGAAATGGTAAAAGCATTAGTAGAATTTCAAATTAACAATGGAATGCGCATTGGCGAACTCCTAGCAATCAAGACAGACAATATAAATATTGAGAATAAAACACTAGAGATTGACGGAACAATAAATTGGGTTACTGATGCAGAAACTGGAGCATTTGGAGTGAAAGAAACGACTAAGACGAGTAAGAGTTATCGAACAATAGGCCTCACAGCTCAAAGTATTAATTTACTTAAAAAACTCATGCTAGAAAATAAAAAAGAGAATCAGTGGAATGATAAATTCATAGATAGAGGTTATATATTTACTAACACTGCTGGTAGCCCTATTGACTTAAATAAGGTGAATAATATTATTAAAGAAGCTACTGATATAAGTTCAATTAACAAGCGTGTGACAACGCACACATTACGTCACACACACATATCTACACTTGCGCAATTAGGAATTAACCTAAAAGCGATACAAGAGCGTGTAGGTCACTCGGACTATAAAACCACCTTAGAGATATACACACATGTTACTGATAAGATGGCAAAAGATATGATGAATAAATTAGAGGGGATAGGGAGTTAGATGGATAACAGAATAAATAAAGCTGTGAGTATTTATAAGCAGTTATATAACACAGATAATAAAAAGTTTAAATTTTTACCAAATTGGTTAGAGACAACATCATATTGGTTTAATATGGAGCATAATAACAATATAAACAAAAAATACAAAAAATTCTCAAGGGGATCTATTATATATTTAGATTTTGGCATCAATATTGGGCATGAATTTTCTGGCAGACATTTTGGAATAGTATTAAACAAAAATGATAGTCCATATAATTCTTTAGTAACAGTTGTACCATTAAGTTCAAAAAATAAAAAACACTATTTACCATTACAAAATATTGTATTTAAAACATCATTATCAATTTTGAACAAGACAGTTGATAATATCGAATTTGATTTAGACGTTATAAATCACGTAATTTTTACGGTTATAGAAATTATTAATAAAAATAATTTACAAAACACTTTGGAACAAAACACTATAGATTATTTAGATGATTTTGCAATTAAAACACGCTTCCCTACAGAAAGAGAAGTAATTAATAAAAGTAAAAACATAGTAGAATCATTTAATTTATACAATGACCCGAAAAATTTTTCTGCTTTGTTTAATTATTTGCTAATTGATGTAAACGATAGAAAATCAAAAGTTAATAACCTTAGAGAAGTTATTAATAAATATAAAAAATTTGATAAAAATACATTTACCTGCACACAGAATGTAGTAACTATTAGCAAATTAAGAATTTTAAAAATTAACGCTGAAGATCCTTCTGGTAGAATGAAACTCGATTTTGATAGTATGAAATTAGTAGATAATGAAATTAAAAATAAGCTAATCAATTAG